GCCGCCACGGCCACCCGGCCGCGCGGGCTACTGTTGGTGACGTTGCCGGGCGTTCCCGAGCTGTCGGTAAAAGTCGCGGCCAGGTTGCTGGTCTTGACTGCGCCCGGAGTCGTTTGGCCGATGGTGGCGGTGTTGATGGTGCCGCCGGTGATGGCGACGGCAGCCGAGTCCTGAATCGAGATGGCTGCGCCGTTGGGCTTGACCAGCTTCGCGCCGGTCATGTCGGACCACAGGGCGGGCGTCTTCAGGGGCTGGGTGTCGGCCGACACCATCTGGGCACGGCCTTCATAGACCCACTGGCGAGCCAGATCGTCGGCAAGGGACGGCGAGGTGCCGGCCGCGTAGAGCGTGCCGAGGTGCGTGATCGACACCAACATTTTTACGGTTAGCGCCATTCAACTTTCTCCTTCTGGTTGGGTTTCGGGTGGTTCGGGCGGCGGCGTGCCGTCGCCCGGATCGGGTTCAGCCCCGGCCGGCTCGCCTTCTGCCTCGCCGGACTTTTCGGCGCCTTCGGGCGGCGGCGTGGGCTGCAGCTGCCCTTTGTCGGTGACCGTGCCCGGGTCGGTGTCGAACACCAACCCGAGCTTCTTCATCAGCTCGAGCTCGCCGGCACGGGCCTTGAAGATCTCTTCGGGGTCCTGCCCGTCCGTGGTCAGGCCGATCACGTCGGAGACGGTCATGAAGCCGCAGCGGACAGCGAGCTTGTAGGCCAGCACCTCTTTGGTCGGATCGATCCACGACCAGCCCCGGGGCTTGAAGCGCACCGCAGCCCGGTACTTGGGCCGGCGGGTGTAATAGTCGGGAATGTCGAGATCGCTCCCCAGGATCGACGCATCGAGCCAGTCCGCATGCACACGTGCCCGGAACGTCCGGATAAACCAGCCCTGAATGACCCGCCACAGGGCACGGTCTTCGAGCTGGGCGGCGCGCTCGCTCGAATAGTTGGCTTGGCTGTAATCCTTGGTCATCGCGCTGTAAGAACAGCCGATGCCCGCGGCAGTTGCCCGGAGCATGTGCCGGAGGAAGGGCTCCATCGCCGCATTCGGTCGCGTCGGATTGAAGCCGGTGAATGTCTCCCCCGGCGCCAGATCCATGATGATGCCCGGCGACATATCGGTGACGCGCTCGCCATCCTCGACCCCGTCGGCGTCCCCGATCCCGTTCGTCGGGTCGTCCGCCTCGGGCGTCTGCCTGAAGCCCATGATCGCGGCGCTGGCTCGCGCCGCCACGATCTCGGCCTCTTCATAGCCGCCGATGTTGTTCATCCGCTTGAGCGCCGCATGGAACCACGGCTCGCCCCGGGTCTGAGGCCAGCGGTCAATCACATGAAGGTGGATCATCTCCTCGGCCGGCACGCGGATGAATTGCGACGGCTGGAAGGTCGAGAACTGGTAATCCCCCGGGTGCGTCGGATAGAGCCAGTACGCCACGGGCCGGAGCCATTGATCCACCTCGACGCCCATCCGGATGGAGTTGCCGTTCTCCGGGTTGGCCGCGAGCGAATAGTTATCGACCAGCCGGTCTGCCTCGATCAGCTCCAGGGCGAAGGGTGTCCGGTTATCTTCGCCAAAGACCTGCCGCACCTTGCGGATCAGGACCTCGCCGTCACGGACCACGGCCATCATCGCCACCCGCTCGATGTCGTGGAAATGCAGCTTCCCGGCCGTGTGACAACGCTCGGCCGCTTTCCAGTGCTCGAACGCCTCCTCAATGGCGGTATTCGTCTTGTCCTTCAGCGTGCCGTTGCCCGTCGAGACGGTGGCCTGCATCCCGACCCCGGAGCCGATCACGTTGTTTGCGACGATGCGGAGCGCGTTTTTCGCGTGCTCGTTATCTCGGCACACCTGCCGGGATCGCGCCCGGAGCATCCGCAGGGACGTGGCCAGCTCGGAATCGCCCGAGGTGTTGATCGCGTTCCAGTCGGACGTCAGGCGGCTGATCTGGGCGCCGGCATATTGCCGCTGCTGTGCAGACGTCTGCACGGGCGGCTTGTTGCGAACCGTCTCCGGACCATGCTCGGCCCGCCACGCATTCAGGATCACGCTGCCCGGTTGCCGGACGCGCTCGGCGTTGTACCAATGCTTGCTCATGAGAACCTCACCGCCAACCGCTTGGAATTCCCGAGGCCGTTCGCCGCCGCCTGCGCCCGCTTCTCGCGGGCGACGATCCGAAGGCACCGCTGCTCGATTTGAACAAGTGCCGCCATCGGCTCCTTCTTGAGAGAGCGGGTCCCGATGGTGTACTCGACGGTCGCGCCGTTGCCGAGGCGCGCCGAGATCTCGGCACGGACCGCCGCGAGATCCTGCTCGGCCTGACTGCGCCCGTCGAAGGTGGTGGCCACGGCGAGGGCCGCGAGGTTGGGCAGCACCTTGAGCGTGCCGAAACCAGCCGTCACCCGGTTGCCGGCCTTCGTTGCGTAGGCCTGCCATGTCCAGACGAGCGGCGCGGCGCCAGTATTGAGCCCCGCAGTCTGGGCGCCGGTCAGCGCCAGCGCCCAGCCGGTGCCCTGACCTGTTGCCGCGACGTCAAACCCGCCCGAGGTCTGAGGCCCCCGAAAGCTGAACGCCATCGCCCACCCGCCCGAGCTGGTGAGCAGGGAGCCGGAGGGGTCGGAGAATGCGCTCTCCACCCAGTTGGCCGAGTCGCCCGCCGTGATGATGGTCGGAATTTTCATGAGTCCTTACCAGTTGCTTGCGAATCCACCGCCACCGCGCCGCGCTGCCGGCTTGGCCTTGCGCTTCTGCACGACAGGCCGGCGTGCCGGCGCGACCGGCGGGGGATCTTCGGACGTTAAAAAACCCGCTTCGTCTTGCGACTCGGCGGGCTCGGCTTGCTGCACTACGACCGGGGCCGGGACTGCTACCGGAGGCGGGTCTGCCTTCGGTGCCGGCGGCGCGGGCGGCGCCTCGTCCTGATCGTCCTCGTCATCGTCCGATGGCGGTGGAGGATCGTCCGGCTCGGCAATCAGGCTGCGCTGCCGGAGACGGGCCTCGATGGCATCCCAGTGCGCGGGCTGCATCAAGTTGGTTTTGAGCCGGCGCGCGGCGTGCAGGGCATACACCTCGCAGTCGAGCGCCTCGTTTCTGACCCCGGCTTTCTTCTGCCAGGTCTTGCGGTTGCGGGTCCGGCTCGGGGCCTTCACCTCGGACGTGAGCTGCTCCCAGTAGTCAGCCCGCACCCCGGCGTACCAATGCAGGCACCCCGGCCCGGACTGGATGATCTTCAGGCGGGTGTCGAGGATCAGATCCTTTGCCCGCGCAGTGCCGACGATGTACGTCTCCAGCCCCTTCTTCGCCATCTTCCCGGCCTTACCCGGATCGACCTTGCGCGGCGTCGCGAAGATCTCGCGCTTATCGTCGGTCTGCTCCGAGGCGCCCTTGATCGCCATGAAGCGGTGCGCCTTCCGGCGGCGAACATAGGCATGAACGATCTCGGTCCGATTGCCGTCCGAGCCATCGATGGACACCGCCGAGATCCGCAGGGCGGACCCCGAGGCGTGGCGGAAGTCGCGCATCAGCAGCGCGTCGAGATCCAGCCAAGCGCCGGCACCCGGATCGAGCGTCGAGCCGAAGATCTCGCCCCAGAACACGAGCCAGGACTCCTCCCCTCGACCCCACGCGCGGATCACTACGGCAAGGCGGTCGTGCTGCACGTCCACACCGGACGTGAGCAGGAGGCCGCCCGCCGGCACCTCCAGTTCGCCGTACCCTTCGGCCCGCAGCTTGAGTTCATCCCCTTCCGGCACGTCGGACTTGTAGGCATACGGCAAGCCCTCGGTGTTATTCCGAAAGCTGCGCATCTTCGTATCGTCCCCGAGCGCCATCGCATGAACGGCGGTCAGGAACTTCTTGAGCAGCTCGGACAGGACCGACCCGGGGAACGGGCTGTAAAGCTCATTGATGTAGAAGCCCGCCGCGCCGGTGAAGGGTGCCGTGGCCTGCCAGTGGGCCTTACGCACCGCGCGGTTCTTCTCGGCATCCGTCCAGAGCGCCCCGCAGTGCGGGCACCCGTAGCGGGCCGAGCCGAAATCTACCTGCCCGAACACCTCGTGCGCCGGGCCTGAGTGGTTTGTCCACCGGACGTTCTCCCACATCAGCACCTGATGTTCGCCGCAATGCGGACACGGCACCCAGAACTTCCGCTGGTCACTCGCGAGATAGGACGCCCAGATCCGGCTGACACCGTCGATTGTCGGGGTCCCGCCGAAAATGATCTTCCGGCGCGGAAAGGTCTTTGTGCGCTCCTTCAGCAGCGTGATCGTGTCGCCCTGCTCCCTGACGTTCTCGTTACAGTCGTCCGGCTCCTCGACCCCCACGACCGGAGCCGGCGTCGATTTGACCGACGCCGGGGAGTTGGACCCGACGAACTTCAGGAAGCCACCGGGGAAATCCTTGAACTCCCACCGGGACTGCTTCTTTAGCGGGAGCTTGTCGTGCAGCGCCGTGGTGGCTTCGACCATCGGCTCGAACTTCTCGGCATTGAACTCCTGCGCCGACTTCTCCTTCGAGAACATGATGATCATCGGGCACGGATCGACGTCGATCCGGCGGCCGATGTAGTTGAGCAAGACGCCATCCGTCCACGCGACCTGCGCCGACTTCGCGCACACCAGCTCGATCACGGCAGGATCATCGAGCGCCTCATGAATGCCGGCGATCCACGGCGTCAAGTCCGGGTTGTAGTCACCCGGTAGCGCGCTCCCCTTCGCCGACAACTTGCGCCGCTCCCGTGACCACGCCGTCGTGCCCATCTGCACGGGCGGCTCCAGCTGGTCCGTCAGGCGACGGAGCAAAGCCACCACGCTCGGCATCGTATCGAGCGAGCTGACGGAGGGCGGAACGTGTGTGGTCATTGAGGATGGAGAGGTCCAGCTCGATACCGTAGAGGGCATCGACCTCGGCCTTCAGCTTGTCGTCACGAGACAGCAGCGCGGTCCGGAACGCCCCGATCATTCGGGATAGCTCCGGCTCCAGCTGCTCCAGATTCACCACCTGCCCCCGCTTCTCGGCGAGGGTCAGCAGCTTGAGTTCGCGATCCACGCGCTCGGTCATGGCGCGCTCGTAGGTGAGATCGACACCGTCTGAGGACGTGTGGCCAGCAGCCACCGAGCGCAGGTGCTTGAGGTACGCGAGCCGGATCTCGTCCATGCTCGCCGCCTTCCAATCGAGCCCGAGCACACCGAGGTGCCGGCTTACCGCCCCCTGATCCATACCCAGGTGCGCCGCAATCTCCTGCTGAGTTGGCATTCCGCCTCCTGCCTGCCTATGTTTATGACCCCCCTAGCACACAGAAACCTAGCCAGAATCGGCGGTCTTCGCGCCCGCTGTGGTTAGGGATCAGGAGGGACCCGGGAATTTTTGGAGGGCGTGACCGGGGTCAGCGCCGCCGCCCGAGCTTCGCAAGGAACGCGAACTCTCGATCAAGGATCGCGGGGAAGGCCTGATCCACGAACCGCTCGAAGGCGTCGGCCACCTCCTTGTTCGCCATACCGTCAGGGACAGCCGGGCCGAACAGCTCACGGATGCCGAGGGAGTGCCAGCTCGGCTTACCCCGCGTCGCCATCTTCTTGTGCCGCGCGTTCTCTTCCCGAACGAATACGCCCCGGTGACCGCTCGGCATCGTGACGATGAACGCGCCGGGAATCAGCTTCCGACCGTTCAGCACCGAAACACTCACGCCCTTTGAGGTCTGCCGGGCGCTGTACTCAATCAAAGGGATCGGACGCCCACGGGCAATGACCGCCGCGCGAAGGTTGGCAAGGGTCGCGCGCTTCACTTCGATGCCCTTCTTGATCGCGCTGATTTTCAGCTTATAGCCAACGTCCCGGATCTGGCGGGCCGAAGCCACTTTCGCCTGATCGGCCACCTCGTTGAGCGCCCGACTTGTCGCCCGCTTTACGACCTGCCCACCGGCCTGCCGGAAGGCTTCCGCCACCTCGCCCGCATTGGTGCGCACACCTATCTGCAGCATTCCCGCCCCCAGAACGAAAAAAGCCCGCTGGTTTTCACCTAGCGGGCTTACTCGGGGCGCAACTCTCCCCACGGGCCGAATACTGCAATCAATCACGAATCGAGGTCAACACCTTTTTTGCGGAGCAACACCAACAATGAAGCATGAGCCCTATCGAGCACCTCGGCGTAATTGAGCCGCGGGAAGCGCCACACGGCACAAACCTTGTACCGCTTTTGGATAGCTGCGCGCTGGATAGGCTCAAGATCAGACACAGCAGCATCCACCAGTTCGGGACGCCCAGACTCGGCCCGCTCATAGGAGCAGCCGGGCGCACCACGCACCAGAGCAGAGTGCCCCGGGAAGCCAATACGGGAGTCATCCACCCGCATCCAGTCTGCCCACTCCTCCATCACCGCATGCATCCGATCCATGCGATCACGCTCCCGCCGCCGTTGATCACTTACAAACTCCGTCCGCCGCACTGCTACAACCATTTCACACCCCCAGTTTTATCGCCAGCTCGCGCCATGTCTTGCACCACGCCCCGATCCTCTCGCCCTGCGGCCTCGGGTCAATGGCGGGATTTACACTAATCTCACCTTGCATATCCTTACTGATTATCCCTTTCCACTCCGCCACTTCTGCCCGGGTATGAACACCCTTGCGCACCCATACGGCCGTCACCTGCCCGAAATCCTCAACAAACTGCCGCACCTCTGCCGAGTACGCGCCCGGAATCTGCATTCTGGTCAAAACTCAATCTCCACAATGCCCGGCACCAGCTCGGCCTGCAGCTGCCGCACGGTTGGTCGATACGACGGTGCAGACGTCTGCAACAAGGCACGCCGATAGCCATCCAGCCGCCGCAAGCGAGCGCCAAGCCCTTCACCCGGCACAATTGCGCCCTGCTTGGCCAGCCACGCCTGAGCCTCGACGGTCTTGGCTGCAGCCGCCGCCTCACAACGCGCCAGGGACAGCTCCTTCGCTTCCCGCCGTAGCCGCGCCCGCTCCTCGGGCGTTATTGCCGGACGCTTACTCATCGCTCGCTCCTATCGCCGCCTCAGCCGCCGATAACACCCGCGCCCGGAACTTCTGCGCCGACTCCCCGGGCCGCGACCGCGGAATACCCAACTGCTTGGCCAGCGCCTCCATGTCCTCATCAGCCGCCACCCGCTTGCGACCAGATACCGCCTGCCGCGCCACCTCGGCCGCCCGACGCGCCTCCGACCGCATCGTCTGGATGATCGGCGCGACATAGCCGACCGTCACCCGCTGCTGCGATCCCGCCTTGATCCGTTCAGCCAGCGCCCGCTCGATGCCGAGATCCAGCTCCAACGGCGTCACGCCCATGGCCACCCAGCCCTGAAGCACGTCCGGCTTCGTCGGGACGCGCACCGCTCGCCGATTCAGCACCTCGACCAGCGTTT